CGCGCGTTGAGGGTGGAAATGTCCGAGGAACCCTGCTTCGGCTAACTGCAAGACTAGCTACTCCCGTACTTCTAAAGAGTACACAACCCGCATCATCGCTAAATTGCACCATGGACGAGACTTTTAACCCTTTTAACGCTACAGCTGACATCTTACTGTCCACTTACACCCAAGCAATCGAAGCATACAATTACCAAACGCAAATCATTAACATCTGGGCCGCCATCTATTTCACACTCATTCTCGCGGTCCTCGCACATGGACTTTACACGAGTTTTCAACCTCATGAGGCTCGTATCGCGGATTTTCTGATCGCGATAGATGTGATTCGTGACTTACTTTCCCTCTACAAAACCGGCGATCTTAAATTTTCGCGTGAATGGGTGGAGTTCCCTCTTCAGATTCGCATTCCATACGGTGGCCCCCAAGGCGGCCCAAGTTGGATTCCACTCGAACATGGGATGATCCCCGAATGTCATTTTTGGGGTCGGAAATTTCGAAAGATCGCGTCAAAATTCCGAAAAGAATACCGCATGCTCAATCGTGAGTATCGTCGTTGGCAGAACTTGCAGGACTTACACGAGCACGTTGAAAGGGCCTTGTGTTATGGTTTCCCCCAGTGCAGCCACGGTGACGGCTGTGGTAACCTACGACGACAAGGGATGCTTGCGGACCGGGTTTGGGAGTTGTGGCTAGAGCGCTACCGCGGTTTACCGTTGCCTACGAGCGAGGCATATGTTGACGACGTCGAGTACATTTACGAACGTTACGCGCAAGACGAGACGCGTCACTATCCCATTTGGCGCCCGATCACTCAGGAGAATCCGCAGGATTACAGCGCGCAAGCCTCAGTTGAGGCGCTCCGCGCGAATCGCCAAGTCCAACCCGAGGATATCCATTTCCTCCCTCGGACTGTTAACTACTTGGAACCTCCGATTTTAATTCGTTCAGTCGCAGCCGCGATCGAGCGCACTCCTACCCCGATGACCGATTGGGAGAATGCGGGCTTCGTATTCCGTGAGAGCGAGCCGGAGCTCTACTCCAATGCCTTTATCGCCGAAAACCTCGCCCTTTTGATACGCGATTTCTTTAAGCTGTCGAGTTGGGGTGATTATGTTGCTCTCTGCGTGAGGGTACATTATCTCCTACGCCCCGGCGTGAGCGTGGCCGCAGAATTCATGGACGACCTTTTGATGTTTAAGAAGTTGATGTTCGAGGAGGGTGGTGGCGATCCCTTCCAGCACGAATTTGAGACGACGCAACACGAGGTTCCGGATATTACGTACGAAAAAGACGAGTTGGGGCGTGAATTCGTGAACTGCGGTAAACATGACGATGATTCCGATGAGGACGAGAAGACCACGGATTTTGACGCGCAGATATTCCGGGTAAAGCGAGAGATTTCCCGATCCAAACAACGAGCGAAGGAAACGGTGAAGGAGGCGAAGGAGAAGGCCACCCGCTTTGCTCAAGCCGCTCCGGTGTGGCATAAGGCCTTGTCGTCGACTAAATTTGGGAGAATTATCGGCACCCTCATCCGGTTAATGTTCGGTTCGGTTGTTCTCTCACAAGCCAAGACAGCCGTGAAAGGCGCATCCTGGGCGCACCTGTTGTTCGGCCAAGAAGAGACAGCGCCTCCCAAGGATTTGAATCTCGGCTCGTTGATCGAATGGGGCGTCACGCTTGTGAAGACGTGGGGGGAGATAACTTCTTTGATTATCCCCGCGGTGGAGAGCGGCGATCCATCGCGCATTTTCAATCCGAGCGATCCCATCACTCAGATAATGTGCCGCGTGAAACAGGCGATCACAGCGCAGGCGGAATACTACGATTCGACGAGCGTGCATTACGATCCGGTAGGATGGGTATCCGAGCTTCAAGCGTGTTCTCGCAGCGTTCGCCAGATGATGGGGATGCCTGATTTGAGTGAATACGATAAGTCGACATTGCGCCGGTTGCTAATTGAATTGGAAGTGGTGATTCAGGACGCCGAAAAACGTGCGGTGCATTTGAACGCGAGAAAGCAACCGTTCTTCATGTTAGTGACGGGACCACCAGGGACGGGTAAGACCGATAATATCGACATCGCTGCTTTTTCGTGTCTCATGCGCAACAAGGACTCGATTCCGCACATACACACCTATGCGTTTTCCGGGACGGTGAAGTACCACGATGGATATAATGGGAACGAGCCAGTCGTGAGGGTCGAAGATCCGACGCTCTCCATAAAATGTGAATTCGATCCGCTACAGTTCGTGTCAATGATGAAGAGCCATTATCCGTACTGCCCTAACATGGCGGCCGTGGAACTGAAGAATAAGCGGTTTGCGTGCCCCAAGATTTTGATTGTTACGAGTAATGAGGCGAACCCAGCGCTGAAACACCAGATGCCAGCGTCTGCTTTCGCGCGACGGGCGGACGTGTGTATCGATTTTACAATAAACGAGGAGTTTGAGGACAAGCACGGCATTGGGTTGGATCCCGTGAAAATCGCGGCTAATAACAATGGCGATTACTACAGGGCTCGAGTCGGAAAATGGGTGATTGATCCGAACATGAAAGGCAACGAGAATCCGAGCATTCATAAGGAGTGGCATTCGACGGTCGAAGGGGGATGGACGACGAACCCCGATGATGCGACGGTATTCACGCCAGCGATGCTTAATGATTTCGTAGCGTCTTTGTACGTGGAACATATGGAGCGAGAGACTAAAGCGGTCGCGCTGAAGAACCTCAGGAAGGACGTCATTTGTTCACGTTGCAAGATCGCATACGCCGTTCATGGGTCCGTTGGTTGCCCTAAAGGTGGTGCCCCAGTCGCATACGATAACCCCGCGAATAAACTGGAGAGCACGCGCTGGGTGAATTCCGTGTTACCGGAGGAAGACGTTCCCTTCGGGCCCGCGGAGCCGACGCGATCTGAGAGGGTTTGGGCGGGCTTCTTGAAGATGGTCGATAACGGCGCGGAGCGCGTGAAGCGGGCGTGGTGGGCGGCCGGAGCCGGGTTCGCTATAACTACGACGCGTGTTGCGTGGCCGCACGCCTGGGCCTTGCTGCGCGGGCGCGGTACATGGATGGACGTCATAATCGTGAACGGGATCGCGAACAACCGACGGAACTACACGCAGTTTGAGAAGCTCCTGTCACTCCGTAAGGAGACGTGGGTGAAGTTTGTGTTGGGCGCGATAGGCGTAATCGCTTTGTCGAGTGTTGCCTTCAAATTTTTCGCGTCAGAAAACCCGCGGTCGATGATAGGCTGTCAGTGCTCGCCGGCAGGACTCGCGTTCCGTTATGAGAGACAGGACGAGTATATACGTCGAGCCAATGAGTTGGAAGCTCGGGCGAAGAAGTACCGAGAATACGCGACCGAGGTGTCGTATTCCAATTGCGATCCAGGGCCGCGCGATGAAGAGAAGTGGAAGAACGCGGGCCTCATCCAGTCTCGCACTCCATGGATGGCTCCCGGTGCGTGGCAGAGCCCCCCTTTCACAACCGCGACGTCCGGTACCACGCTCGCGGCGATCCAAGCAGACGTGTTGGACCGGCTGGTCCGGATCGAATACCCGACGACTGACGGCGGAAAACCGATTTACACGGTGGGGATGGCGATTGGAGGAGACATGGTGCTAACCTTCGAGCATGCCATTCTGGAGGTGCGCCGACGCGGAGGGATTCACATGAAGGTGACTTGCATGAAAGCGATAGGACCCCACGTGACGTCAACGTTTCAGAAAAATCGGATTTTCGAACCACCGGACGGCGATTGGTGCGTGATTCGCGTACCGGAGATGAACGCGAGGAAGAAGTTCCGATACTTCGCACCGCAATTAAGCAGGGGCCATGCGCTAGCGACCACAGCGTTGGTTCGCCCATTTTGTTTGGCGGAAAAAGATGCAAGTGAGCTCGAGTGGACGGAGCCGACGGTGGCGCAGTACGTGCCCCGGATTCAGACGAATGGGCCTCGCGATACGACGGACGGGTGGTTGTTGCCTAGTTCGACCGCGGGTTCGGGCGACTGCGGTTCGGTGTTGCTAACGGAAGATGGAACTTTTCTCGGCATGCTAACGAATACGTCACAACTTAACGGAGCGGCGTTGTTCCAAGGTTTCTCGGAGGTGGAGTTCCGCGCAGCGCGGAAGGCGTTGTCCGGGGAGATGCCAGCGTTCGAAAACCACGAGCGTGGGATCGCGAGTTACGGGACGCCTGAGTTCCCCATGGAAATGAAGCCGCTGGAGAAACGGTCCACGTTTAATCGCATCCCCCCAGGCTGGGAGATAAACGGGCGGGTCGAGGGCACGATCGCGGGGTACAACGGAGCGAAGAACACCTCACCAATGGTGCAGACGCCTTTTATTAACGCGATAGCAGAGGATTTTCCGCATGTGCGCGGAAA